TATCCAACAGGTAACGGCTCAAACGATGAATCCACTGCCTGGAGCTGATGGGCAGGGTATTCGCTACAAGGGTTACGTGCTAGCTAGGGGTGTGATTGATGGCGACGCGGAATGGCCTGGTACATTACCTGGTAAATTTACGAATATCAGTAAATCATTAAGTGAAGTACGGCAGGGCAGTATTGGCCAAGCGTTGATTGGAGATGAATTACTTGAGGTATGTACTGTTGAAGCAATGTCTGGGGCCTTTGGTGGTTCTGGTATTGATGAGACAATTTATAAGGAGATGGGAGGCATCCCGATCAGCTTGATTGTTGGCCGCTTGTATGGGCCATAAAAATGGCGAAGTTGATTGGTGATAAGAAATGGCAAAGTTAATTAGCAGTGCCACAAGTCAGTTGCCGAGGTTGAGTAAGGGTAGTACTGTAAGGAGAGACGTAGCAGTTCCAGTGGTTCCAATTGGCGCTGCTTTCAGCATTGAAAGATTTGCAAGTAATATTAATCTGGATATTGAAGGAAGCATCAAAGAAGCTGTTCGTATTGGCACGCAAAAGTTGGGGATTGAGCTGAATTCAAAGTTAGATGAAGCGATGGAATCAAGTGGCTGGGGTTGGACGGAGGGCACCAGGGACATTGTGGATACCGGCAGGCTAAAGAATTCGGCTCAAATCAATATAAAAGAAGATATGATTGAAATTAGCTACGAAGCTCCGTATGCTGCAATTGTTCATTATGGTGGATACATCCAGCCTTATGGCAATAAAAACGCCAGGCCTGTTTATATACCTGGTCGCCCGTGGATCGAATCTTTAATTAATGGGGATGGACCGATTGGGGTAGTTCCATATGAGCAAATATATTACGGTGCATTTGATGAAAGTTTTAAATAATTATTAGTCCAATCATTTGGTATACTAGCGCGCTACGTGTATTGTTATAGTGTCTAAGCTGCCCTTTGTTGTTCAGCCTAAACTACAACCCAAGATTGAGCTAATTGGTAGTGATGAGTCGGGCAAGATCAAGATTGAACGGCGTGGTTATTTGAGTAGTGGCGAAAAAGCGTTTATGACGCAAGCCAAAAGTACGGATGAAGCGACTGCGATCTTGGTTAATCTTTCGCGACGAATTGCGGCACGATATAAGATCGACATGATGGCAGCTTACGAGCTGGTAACCGGAGCCATCAGCGGCACCAGTGATGATCCAAGGCTGCTGGAAATCGAGACGGAATATCAAGAGGAGTTGTCTCGCACGATTACGGCCTTGACGGCCACGCAGACCCGCGACAAGCTGTTGCAGGCGACCTGTTTGATGATTTACCGATACGAAGCCGAGTGGACGGTTTCTGACACCATGCAGATGCATCCTGACATCGTAGATGGCCTGGCTGCTTTGTATGAAGATGAAGAGAACAAATCCATTGAGGCGCTTGATCCAAAGTTGAAGACGGAAGTCACCGTTGAGGAACTTGAAAAAAAGCCTTCGAAAAAATAGGGAATGATATCCCGTTTGATAAATACTATTGGTTATTGAAACGGTTTTTCCCTGGGGATCCAGAATTTTCACTGGCTAACTTTTGGGAATTACCGTATGCATATATCATGAATGCTGTATTGTTTTGTGATGAACGATACATGCAAGAGCTTCATGATGCTGAAAGGCCAACTGCAACATTGACTTCGGTTCTTTCTAATGTAAACAGAAGCAGTAAGCGCCACGCTAAGCCATTTACGCCAGAAGATTATTATTGGTATCAACCCAATAAAGAAGGCAAGTATCCAAAGGCTAGGTTTGGTGCTGCAGCTAAGGTAATGATTGAGATGGAATTGATGCCAGCTTGGGCATTGTTCGTCTACAAGGATCTGAAGGTACTCCAGGATGACGCCATGCCTCCTGAGCCGCTATGCTTGGTGCATGACAATGCAATTATTCTGGGTCCAGTTTTCGGGGACAGGCAGGTGAGCGGCATGCTGATTGCGCAGCATAATGCATCAAATCAGACACTGGAGATGCGAACACCGGATGGCGGGGTTTATCGTGTGGCAATGCCGAGGATCGATGCGGCCGTTATGGCGGAAGAAGACATCGATCTAAATATTTTCCAATAAATGTTTAAAATTATTTGCACATACGTGAACTTGGCTATTAGTTTGCAAGTAATTTTTCAAAAAAATCGTAATTTTCATCGCTATCAAAATTGCTGTAAAAATTAAGGTTGAAATTATCAAAATCTTGGGTCATCCAGCGTCGAATTCTGTGTTCTCTGATTTCAGAATAGAAAGGTTGATTCCTGTACCATTCTATCCAGTCGCTTGATCCTTTGTCCTGATTACATTTCAGACAACATGGCGCACAATTGCGCATCATGTCTTCGCCTCCCTTAGCTTTTGGTCGTACGTGGTCGATCGTCAAGCTTGAATCGTCAATAGGAGGTTCGCCGCAATAAGCGCAACAATTTTTCCATGCATCTTTAATTGACTGCCTCCAGCGACGTTTAGCTTCGCGCTTGTTTAAGCATTCCATGTTGAAAAGATAATCCGAGACACGTTGATGCAACGACCAGCCCTGCTGGGCCTCGCGAGAGACGGTCATGTGTACCTTTTCAGTTACTGAAACCGTTCACAGGATTTAGGCGGTGAGCTATTGCCATAACAATCCCAATCGGCTTCTGCCTAGTATGCCCGGATTGCTTAAGCAGCTTTTTGATCAAACGGGAATCCTAGTTATAGTGCTGAAATAGCTGTATGGCGCAAGTATTTCCTACTACGCCAAAAAGTATTTACGATACGTTAACTGGCGACAGTCAGTTTATGTCTTGTATTGGAACGTATAAATTTGATGGTAGTACAAATACAATTGATGCGATCAGCATTGTTACGCCAAACGCTGATCTTCCTGGCCTAATTGCAACAAATGGCCTGGAATGCATCATTCATGATTCTACTGCTGTAACACGAAAGCCGTACATTACTTCTGATACGGATTTCATTGTTCCTTGGAAAGTATTTTTAATTGTATGGCCGGGATCAAGTGGTTCTGATCTAATGGATGCCACATACAGGATTTTAGAAATATATCCAATGGCTAAATCATACGAAACGATGATGGTTAATAATAGTGTTGGTGCTTTAGCACAAACACAAATTGTCATTCCGAGTGATAGATTGCAGACCAATTCATAGGTAGCCTAAAGTATAGCAGGTAGGCGCCTGCTTCACATTTTGCTACGGCAAAAAATCCTACCTGATTAAGAACTATGGCTTCTTATTCTGCAGCATTCGGGTACAATGTTTACATTGTGCCCATGAAGAATGAGTTCGTAGACTTCGAATTCACTGGAGTTACCTCCGGCATCGGCGCAGCCACTGGTTTCATCGACCTGGGTACCGCCAATGCCAACGTGGTCTCCCCTGGTGCAGCCGTGACCTACGCAAGCGGTATCTTCACGGTTGCCTCCAGCGCTTACAGCATGGAAGGCGACGACAAGGTTTCTCGTCTGTATGGTCTGACCAACGCATCCCTGGAGACTGAAACCAATACCGAGGATGTGCTGACCTACGACGACACCACCAAGGGCTTCAACATTTCGATCCCAACCTCGAAATCCTGGAGCGTTTCCCTGGCTGGCGTGGCAGACTTCAAGGATTCTGGCTACCAGATCATGCGTCTTTGTGAGCAGAACACGGTGGCGGATGCGCTGCGTGTGAAGTTTGTGCGTGTGGGTCCCACTGGTACCGACGAAACCATTTACGGTTACGGCATGCTTGCTGGTTACACCGAGTCCATCGAGGCAGGCTCGATTGTGTCCTGGGAGGCCACCCTGCAAGGCTACGGCCCCTACCGCGTGGACATCGACGGCAACTGATCGCTTACGATCTAAAACGTCCTCCAGGGCCCGCTACGGCGGGCTTTTTTTTATGCTTTTAGCTTTAATTTACCTATATGCAGACTGGAACCCTAGGTCACGGATTTAAAGTGTTAAATGGCCAGCAAGAATCTGGAAATCTCTCTTAATATTGATACTCAGACGAATGCTGACCAGGCCGTTGGTGATATTAATGCGCTTCTAAATCTAACCAAAAGTGCTAATAAGGAAGTTTCTGAGGCTGCGAAGAGAACTATTGCTCAACTGCGCGGATTCAGTGGAGAATATAGATCCGTCTTAGAACTGCAAACAGTAGTAAACAACAAGGGCCTCAAGGAGGTCATGGTTGTTGAAAAGAAAATTCTTGATGGTTTTACAGATATTGAGAATGCGACAAGGCAGGCTTTCAAGGTTGATCCAAGAAGTCTGACTAGTTTAAGGGAGCAAGTTAATACTGCTAAACAGCAACGAGATGCAATTAGTAAACTCGTAACAACTACGAATGTTTTCGGTCAAAGTGTTGCGGCTATTAATCCTAAATGGGATGCTGCAAACCAGAAAGTACAGCAACTAACGCAACAACTAAATCGCGCTGGTGCTTCTAATTTTTGGGATCGTGCAAAAGCGGACCTGGGTTTTGGCCCATTATTGCAGGCTGCCAGGGGTGTTAGCGACCTTGTTAATACATTCCAAAGCATTGCCATTATCGTTGGTCAAGTCACCGCGTCTGTCAATGCATTGATTGGCAGTTTCCAGGAATTGCAAGCATTCCAGACATCATTTGAAGCCATCGGCGAAGGTGCGATGTCTGGAACAATGGCGTTCCAGCAAGCTACGAGCATTGCCGCAACTCTTGGAACCGATCTAAGGACAACTCGAGAAGGATTCAAGCAATTAACGCCTGTCGTTCTGGCTACTGGCGGTACTGTTTCTGATGTTTCCAGGGTTGTCGAATCGCTATCTACCCGATTTCTGGCATTTGGTAGATCCGCTGATGAATCAAAGCGGATCATGAATGGTGTGATCCAGGCCTTTGCAAAAGGCAAGTTGATGTCAGAAGAATTGACACAACAGATTGCTGAAGCTGATCCAGCATTTAAAACTGACTTAGCCAATGCAGTTGGAGTAAGCGTTCAAGCTTTGGAGGCGATGGTCGAAGCAGGAGAAATTACTGGCCAAGTTTTACTGGATGCAATTCCAAAGATGGCAGCATCCACCGAGGGTATGAAAAAACTTGGTATATCCGCGACGGATGCCGCCAAGGCGTTTAAAAATGGTGATGTTATCATCACTCAGGTACTAAATAAATTCAAAACAATTGAGACTGTTTCTTTTGAAAAGCTAGGCAATCAACTGAAGCCATTTATTCAAGCTATTCTTGAGGCACGGGCTTCGCTGATTGATTTCTTCGCTAAGTTAGCCGACAGCAGTGTGGTCGCAGATCTCGGTCAAACCCTTGCGGGTGTTGTGACTGTAATCTCTCAGGTTGTCCTGAATTTGCTAAATGTTGGCCGTTCAATTTTAACATTAATCCAACCAGTTATTAAACTTATTAATGCTTTTGGGCAAATTCCTGGTGTTTTGACTGCTGTTTCCGCTGTTATTACTGCATATTTACTGAAGCCATTTTTCTCCATTTTTGCTAGTTTTAATGCAGTAAAGGTAGCAATTGGTCAGCTTGTTGCTTCATTTAACGCAATCAAGGCTGCATTTACCGCAGGAGGCCAGGCTGTTGCTACATTTTCTCAGCAGATCAATGCTGGTGTCGGTGCAACATCTGCATTTGCTACTCTTTCCTCTAGTGTCTCTCAAATATTACAAGGAAACATTGCATCATTAAATGGAGTTTCGGCAGCAAGTAGCACAGCGACCCAAGCAACCACAGGTCAAGCTGCTGCGCAGCAAGGTCTTGCTGCTGCTGCCAAGGCTGCGTCTGCTGCTATTGCGGGTGAAGCCCAGGCTAATTCAGGCGTAGCGGCAACAGCGAGTGCTGCAAGTGCTGCCCAAACCGGCCTTGCTTCTGCTACTACTAGAGAAGCAACTTCGATGACAGGGGCTAAAACGGCAACTGCTGCCTATAGCCAGCAGTTAAGCGCTACGGGCTTGCAGATTGCTCAGGTATCCGCAAAGCTTGGATTGCTTGGCTCTTCATCGATGACTGCAACGCAGAAGTTGATGCTCCTGAGATCAATTAATCTTACTAATCTAAATCCGGCGACGCTTGCTGCTATTGCTGGTGGAGTTACAAACATTGGCAATGCAGCGGGAGGCGCTGCTTCGAAACTTGCTAACCTCGGTAATAGCCTGGGTAGAGCAGGTGGCGGCCTGGGCGGATTTGTCGCCGGCCTGGCTAAGGGCATTGCCGGAATGGTTGTTTTTGAAATCGCCGTCAGGAGTATTACTGCAGTTATTGACGTATTTGACGCTGCTGCAGCCAAAACAGACGGCTTCAAGAAGGCGATGGAAGCCAATGCCGATGCAACGCAGAAGGCTGCGACAGCCATGGATGTATTCAATGGCAAAGCAGCGCTGACGCCAGCCGCTTTTGATGGCACCAAAACTGCCGCAGAGGAAGTTGCAGAAAAATTTAACCTAGTATCTCAGACTGCAGTTAATACATCTGGAAACATAGCGCGAGCTTTTGATACCAATTTAAAGGCAGTTGCAGTTCTCGCTGCTGGCATCAAAGGTCTAAATGAATACATTGCAAATGGCTTACCTCAAGCCGTAGGGAATGCAGAAACTGCATTGCAGCAATATAATGCAGCTCTCGGGGAGTTTGGCGGTCGAAATTATGAAGTAGCAGAAGCCGTTGCTGCTCAAATTAAATCAATTCAACAGCTAATTGATTATTACGGTCAACTGCTGATGGCGCAAAAAGCTAGATTTGAAGAAGACGGAAAAATTAGTGATGTCGAAAAGGCGGCAATGGAGGCAACCAAGAAAAGGCTTACTGAACTTGCAAATGCAATTGATCAAATTCGCGGAAAAGCAATTGCAGTAGGCTTGGATACATCCTCCTTCGAGGAAGCTGGCAGTGCAATGGATCGTTTAATATCAAAAATCAGGGATCTTCAGTCAGTGATTGAAGATATGGCAAGAGAAGAAATCAGTGATATCCAAGACAATGCCGACGACCAAATTAGTGACCTAGAAGAAGAAAAAAGAACAAGGAAAGAGGCATTTGATGAGGAAATGTCTCAGAAAGCAGCAGCACGAACAGAGGAAAAACAAAAGAGCGAAGATGCTGTTAGGGGCCTAGAAGCAGAAAAAGCTCTAATCAAGGATAACGCAGATACTATGAACGAGGCTATCAGTGAAGCAAAAGAACAGAAACAGCAAGCGTTTGATCAATATAAGCAAAATCTAGAAATTGAGCGAGAGAAAGAAAACGAAAACCATCAGGCAAAACTAAAAGAAATTGAAGCCTTAATTGCGAAGCAGAAAGAGAGCCATGACAAGGATCTGGCTTACCTTGATGAGGTAGAAAAAAGAGAAACAGAGAGCCATAATAAACGACTAGCTCAAATTGATGCTCAACTGGCAAAGCGCAAGCAAGACGTAGAGACTGCGGCTAGTTCACCAACGAGTGCTGCAAGTCAACTGCAGCAATTAGATACAAAAGAAAAAGAAAAGCAATTAGAAGAAGAACTC